TTGTTAGTTTAGGAGTGCCTCTGAATCCTGTGACTCCTGTGACTTTTTTAAAAAGAGATTCTGAGAATACTGTTTCAGCAGCCGCGACAACTGGGTCACGTAATATCATTTTTCTTACGCCTACAGCAAGTTCATCAACTATTCGTTCACCTCGGGTATCATCCCAACCAGTGATATTCGCCCTAACTTTTTTCATAATAAAGCTCACAATTGCTTTTTGTTCATCGGGAGTTAAATTATTTTTTGCTATTGCTGTATATAGATTTCCAAGCGATAAATCACCAAGATCCATCGGTTCTGATAATACTCTTAATACGATCGGGTTCATTCCTCCTATAAAATCTTGAATGTATCCTTGAAATATTGACTCAGAATCTGGATAATACCCAGCTTCTTTTAATATTTGTGCGGATGTTTTTGTCTCATACTGAACCCTAAATGGATTAGGACCTATTGGTTCCTTACGACTGGCAAACATTGAAGCAGAAGAAGGTGGCATCTTAACCCATTTTTCTGAACTATACATGTCTGCATCAGGCTGAGACGAGCTTTTTTCGTTTTGGCCAAAACCTGGCGTAGCCTCAGGACTTTTATTAACCCAAATCATATATAATATAACAACTGCCATTCCATATTCTTGTATTAGCTGTTTAACAACCACTGGGTTTGGAACTTCATCGTCCAAAGCAGAAAGGGACAACATGCTCGATATACGTTTGTTAATTTTGTTTAGTCCATTTTTATTTGGAATGTTTACTTCTGCGTCTTCTAGAGCTTGATCAAAATGTGATTTTATCATTTGTTTTGCGGATGGTTCTAGATCTCTGTCAGGAATACCTGTATCCATTTCAATGCCAATTTTGGAAGCCTCTATGTTATACACAGATTCTATTATATTATTTATTATAGCATTTGTTGCTGAATCTACAGGACCTTTATCGATAATTTCTGCTATAGCAGCATCATAATCTCCATTATTCAAATGTCTTACAAAATCCCAGCCGTTATCAATTCCAACAGTAATGCCTTTAACAGTAGCTGATAAAACAGCTAAATCAGCTATTTTGTTAGCATTTTCTTGTGACAATAAGTGACAAGCGCCGCTTACTGCGGTTGAAGCGGCGCTTACCACAGTTGAAGCAACATCTACGCACTTTGTTAGCGCTAATGCCGAGAGTGTATAAATTACACTTCCAAGAGTTTCTCCAATAATTCCTCCAAGAGCTTTTACCGCATCCATACTAGGCCCAGCAACCATACTACGTGGAGCGGCTGCGGCGGCAGCAGTAGCATTTTGTATAGCTTCAGGAGTCATATTAGTTCCAGTTCCAGCAAAAGAAGAAAAAAATACTCTTGCGGCTTGTACACCACCAGCAAATACACTGTTAGCGATTAACCCAAATGGTATTGGAACTATTGCGTTTATTGCCGCGATTGAAACTCCTGCTCCAAATAAATACGTAATAATAATTCTCCATTTTTTTACTTTCTGTTCAGTAAGTGATATTCCTATAATAGGAATTTCTAGACGGCTTGCTATAATTTCTAATTGTTCATTTAATTTGCTAATATTATCTATACTAATCAATTTTAATTGATCTGTAACACCAATTATTTCATCTTGAGTGTTAATAATTCTTTTCTCGTATGATTTTGTTAATAACGCAACTATTAAGTCAGCTTTTTCGTCATCAATTCCATCACCTGTTAAAGTTCTTTTAATACCTTCCCAAAAATCGTCTGCTAAAGGAACCGGTACAGATGCTGACTGGCCTGTATCCATAATCATAGATGCGCTCATGTAATACAATAATCAGATATTTTATTCTATTGGAAGATGCCTTAATAATTTTATAATTTATAGATAAAATTATTTCTTAAGTAAACTATTCGAACTAAATTAGTTGGTTGTTTTGGTAAATATTGTCAAAATTATAAGTTATTTATGAGTGTGTTCTTTTCCTTCTTCTTCATCTATTATATCATCTCGACGTTTAAATATTACACCAACATAAGTTCCTGGTAATCTATTGTTACTATCTAATCTATCTGTATTATTAGTCTGTAGCGTTATAGTTTCTATTGGGACTAATTCCAAAATATACCCCAATTTATTAAATTTTAAAGCAGCGTAATGTACATTTGATGGTTTTGGTTTTGTATGACCACTGTAACCAGTTAGTTCTACAATATGGTTACTGTGATTTACTGTAAAATCTCCGGCACCCATAATTTTTTCGCTGCGTGGATCAAATAAAAAAGAATGAGGTATTTCATTACCTAAAGATTGAATTAGCTCAGATAGTTCAATTGTTCCATTATTATAAAAATATAACATAATTGATGGAAAATAATAAAAGGGATTATAACTTCCTGTATCAGGAACGAATCTTATTTCATCATTTTCTAATAATACAAATTTATATTTTCCTTCTGGAATTGGCATATTTTTACTATCAACTGCTTGACCTTGGGCATTAGCATGCTTTAATATGTTAGGTTGAATAAGTTCTATATTGACATTGCTAGGATCTCTAGGAAAATCGCCATTAAAATTAGCAATGTTATTTTTAACATTATATAAATTTCCCATAGGGATGTAATCAGGTGCAAAAAAACTAGGAGGAACTTTACAAAGTTTACCAACATATGATTGCCAAGGAGGGATGTCTTTTAGATCTGGATTTGCGCGTCGCCATGTTAAAACAGCATTCAACGCAGCACCTGTAACGGGATTATTATCCGAGCCAATAATATTAATATCTCGTTCTAACAATCCTGGCACATTTTTTCCATCAAGTTTTAAATATAATGCGTTAAAATTTATCTGATTAAATTTAAACATAAGGTTATCAAGATTGGTTGCCAAGTTCGTTAATTCATACAAAAAATTTTGTATTGCTCTTTTTGGTGCGCCTCCTTTCCTCGTAACCCGCCTTCGCATTCGCCTTCTATTTGAAACACGTTTAGTAACCCTCTTTCTCCCTCTTCTAGAAAACTTATTCCTATTTCTATTTCTAGCTTTCTTGTAAACTTTTTTACTTTTACTTTTACTTTTACTTTTACTTTTAAAAGTCATTCCACTATATATAATAATAATAAATTATTATACATTTTCAAATAGTAGTCGCTTTTAAACAAATAAATGCTTATTTGTCTTCAAAAAGTGCTCTAATTCCGCGATATCGATCTCATTCATCTGAACATGTGATTCCCAGAAATATCTACAATATGCCCACACAAAGTCACAATCCGCCCTATACCAATCCTTATAATTTTTCTGTAACACTTGTCCTAAATTCTTCGGCAACAAATTCAAACTATTCTTCGGTAAAACATAGCACAATTGGACAATTTCTGTCACCGGATTAAACGGCTTCTCAGCAACAAATTCCGTCGGAAATAGCGGCACATGCTTAATCAGATCTTGTAGCAACGGCGGATAACTGTATTTATATTGCCAGCGCCAATCAGCGCATCCAGTCGTGTAATATTTCATTGTCCACTCTAAACCCTGTAAATAATTGATCGAAACATTCTTTGTAATTTGTCCGGTTGTATCCGATCTGATTCCAAGTAGCCCTCTGTAATACCGTTGCTGCCAATTAGGCTTGAATGGATTGATATATTTCTCTAATTCGCGATCAGTAGTCGGAGTTAATTCGAACTTCTTGAATTCGTCATCTTGTAAAGTTGTCTTGTTCGCATTTTTGCTAAAATGTCTAGAATTGTTTTCCCCTCGGTCTCTTAACTTGTGCTCCGCAATAATAAACTGATCTTCCTGTTTTGCTAAAAAGGATATCAGCTTTCTTACATTGCCCCAGTTAATCGTTTTTCCGTCACTTAGATTCTCGTCAGGATTAATAGTCGCCCGGTATGCGTTTAGCATCTTGTCAGTGCCGCCAGTGCGAATATTTATTGCCGGAAAATGCGGCAAAAAGTCGTTGCCCAGAAAAAAGCAGATGAAAATGTAATCGTAGACCTTATTATAAGCCATTGGCGACTTGGAATTAGTTTTTTCTGAATCATCTAACTGGTTGCTATTCATATATCCAATAATCGCATTGGTTAGTTCTGGAATATCCAAGAAATAGTTGGCTTCTGGTTCCAAGCTTGAATCGATGGATTGGATAAAATGCGGAGTCTCTCTAAACAAATAGATATTCGGACTAATCGGTAGATGATTAATGGAGAGCATGATTAAGTCCGCATCTAAGCCATAGATGACGCTGGTTTCCTGCGAGTGCTTCTCGGGATTCTTTCGAATATAGTCGAATAGCTTGTGCTCGCCTTCGCCGGCTTCGTTGCTGCCACTGACAAGAATGTTTAAAGGATTATTATTTAAATATCTCTCTTTGGAGAAATATTCTTGGACAAGGCTATTCAACTCAGACATAAAAATGGTTCCAGGCGTAATCGCTGCCGTATTCCACACATTATTGTTAGAATTGGTTTCCACCTTCTTAAAAATCTGCCGTGAAATATCATTTTGATACCACGACTTGTAACGCCGCTGGCGCTGTTGCTCCAACTTGGCTACTGGTGCGACTCCATCAAACGCAATAATGACGGTCTTTTGTGGCTCCACAATGCTAATGTAATATTCAATTTTCGCAATGACTTGCTGAATGATGGTGAGACCAATTGATTCAGCCATTCCGTTACTCTTTGGGTCAAATGTCATTTTACCGTAAGCATCATAGATGATAGAATTACAATCCAGATACAAATTGTCGACTTTTAAGACATCCTTGAGGTATTTCTTGATGATTTTTGGATGATTTTTGACTATATAGGAAAAGTAGCTAGGAATGCCCATTTGTTAGTTACTATATTATGTAGACATGTGTTTAATACATCTTAATATATCTTTAATTTTTAGTTTAGTTAAAATCTAGTAATAGAAACCTTTAGTTAAAATCTAGTAATAGATATATATATAAATAATAATGACTCAATCGATACCAGAAAAAAAAGTATCACAGGCAACGAATGATATATTAGCTTTAATTTCTAAAAAAGTGGCATTTTTTGAAGATGTTATCCAGAGGACAATTTTACATGTACAAAGGAATAAAATATTAGACATAATCGGCATAAGTGAAGTAAATAATTGTATCCACTTACTATTTGAGCTAAGTAATAAAGTGAAGGAAATCAATATTCAATCAGTTTCCTCTGAATCGACAGACAATACAATTAATATTTTACAGAATATTAATAATGAACTATCTACTATATTCAAGATCTATGGAACCGACAAATTCGAGGATCTATTATGGATATGTTTCGGCAACAATTCTGTAAACGCTTATGCGACCTCGGAGACAGAGAAGCAGAAATTTGAGCTTCTAAAGAAGTATTTTCATCCAACTAGTTACAAGATTTTGAATGTGAATAAATCGGGTTCAAATTCACCCCCTTTAACTTCGTCTTCGTCTTCGTCTTCGTCTTCGACTTCGACTTTATCAGAGACTTTATCAGAGAAATCCAAGAACTTGGACGCCATCGATGTTAGTATAAAGATCAAATCATTTCATTTAAAGGTCTATGGTTTACAACTAGTTGTTCATAATAAAAAGAGTCTAATTATTTACGGCATCGTAGATGACATCATAATAGATCTATTAGATAACTTATATATCAATACAAAAATAAAGATATTCAAAGAGTCTGTGTCACAATTGCCAGAATTTCAAGAAGAAACGTTTGCTAAATATATCAAGTCTCTTTTGTTAAAGGACTTTTTAATTTACGATGCGCCGACCGATGTTTATTCAAAATATATCGGATATTTAAGCAACTTAGCCGCAATAAATCAAAAAACCATTGGGCAAACAGTAAAGGACTTTATTACATCAGATCTATTTTCAAAAAGATCCACTATTATACAGCTTTTAATCAAGTCGGACAAGCATGATAATCAGTATTTGGCCTATTTGCTCTACGATTTGCTGTCCAATGATTTAAATAATAATTCCGCAAGTGCCGCAACAAATGTAAGTGTCAATGCGAATGTTGTAGATACAATAGAGCAGACTGCCATGTTTGACAGTTTTCCTTGGTCAATCAAGCAGTATTTTAAAGATGCCATGAAAAAAACAATTCAATATACGAATGAACTAACAAATTTTGACAGCCAGAAGATACCATTAGAGCAGCAAATCTGTTTGTTAAAAGCGCCGGATTCGGTCAAAGAGAAGGCGATGCAGAAGCTGAAAGAAATAAAGGCGAAATCGGAGGATTCCGGATCGAAAGCGCGTCAATATCTGGATGGTCTGCTGAAAATCCCCTTCAATATTTACAAGCGGGAGCCGATTTTGAATCTGATGAGTGAAATCAAGACGGATTTTTTAAGCCTCATGAATTCATCGGATTCGAATTTTAATTCGAATAATATATATATAAAAGAACTTAAAGAGAAGGGCAAGCCCGGCTATACCTATACTAGTTTGGAAATTGTCAATTATTTGAAGCAATTTAAAGACGAACCTACGGGTGATACAAAAGAAGACGACCAGTATCTAGGCTTCCTACTAGATCAGCTACAAAAAACCTCCAAGAGTGACTTAATAACTTATGTATTAAAAGTCAATGAATTCATAATTAAGCATAAACTAACAACTAAGAAGCTATGCTATTCAGGCAAAACGGTCGCACAATTAGTGAATTTATTATACTTTTTTGTAAAGGAATTCACAAATAATATATATATTAAAGAACTTAAAGAGATTTTCTTTTTGTCAAAAGATAAAGATAAAATCGACAATTGCGATATCAATCAAATCGCTTTAAGAAAACAAATCGAGACCAAATATGCTCAGATAAATACATATATGAATTCCGTAACTGGCACGCTGGATTTAGCAGTTCACGCGCACAAGAACGCAAAGAAGCAAGTCGAGCGCATTATAGCGCAGTGGATTGCCGGAAATGACAATACTGGCTACATATTAGGGTTTGAGGGTGCGCCCGGAATCGGCAAGACCACGTTGGCAAAAGGACTAGCTAATTGCCTTAAGGATGCAGACGGAGTTAGCCGCCCATTTTCGCTAATTGCTATTGGTGGCGATGCCAACTCATCCAGCCTAGTAGGACATTCTTACACCTATGTTGGATCCACTTGGGGTCAAATTGTCCAGATCTTAATGGATAAAAAATGTATGAATCCCATTATTCTAATAGACGAAGTGGACAAAATTAGCAAGACCGAACATGGTAAGGAAATAATTGGAATTCTAACGCATTTGTTAGATACAAGCCAAAACGATGGATTTCAGGATAAATATTTCT